CACCGCGTCAGGCCAGCCGATGAGCGGGCTTCAATCATCCTGTGCTGTTGGGTGCCGGTCGACTGCATCCGCAGCGTCGGGTTGACCATCTGGATCGTCACCATGCCGTCGATGACGCCACCGGAACTTGTGACGCTGTCGACATAGGCCTTGGTCGCTGCCTCGGTGCCACCGACTGGATTTCGGGCGAGGAAGAGCGGCCCGGTCATGGTGTCGCCGGTGCGCGTCACGTTCAGGCCGGAATATTCGATCATGCGAGCGCGTGACCACGCCGCTGTCACAAGATGGTTGTCGTTCGCGCCAGACACCGGAGCGACGCCGACCTGTTGAGCGACGAACGGCACCGTGCCGTCGCGCCTGACGAAGGCGTTCACGTCGAGGCCTGCCGCGATCAGCGCGTCCAAGGCGTTCGAGATTTCGACCTTGTCCGCCGCCACCTGCGCCGCGTCGATGACGACCTGATCGTGCATCGGCGCAACCGCGTCGTGGTAGAGCTTGGTGCTGTCCGCCATGCCGGGCGTCGATGAGACCACCCAGTCATTGTGCGGCCCGGCGTTCCCGTGCCACGCAGTGATCTGGACGACGAGTTCGCCGGTCTCCTGCACATAGTCCATCACGCGAGCGATGGCGTAGTCGTCGATGTTGGCGACGCGTTCGAGGATGACGTAGGGCGACGGCGTGAAGCTGTCCCGCTGCGGTCCCTCGTCGATGTACAGGTAGTGGATGCCCAGCGACATCGTCAGCGATGTCGACGACGGGCCGAGCAGGAAGCCCAGCGAGGTGACCTCGATGATCGCCTCGGTGGCCGGGATCAGGATTTCGTTCATCCGCAAAAGCGCGGACTGGCGAATCTCATCCATCACCAGATCGACTTTGCCCGCCGACGCCTCCAGCGCCTGAAAGCGGCCTTCGAGCGAAGGCAGCAACCGCTGCATGTACGGCAGCAATTGCGTCCCCGGCTTAAGTTCGAATTCCTCGTCTAGCCGCTTCAGTGCCATGGTCGATCACCTGCGCTTTTTGGTTGGCTGCTTCTTCTCGGTGTCGTCCTCGTCGTCGTCCTCCTGCGAGATGGCAAGCGACGGCGCGATGTTGGGGTCCTGCGGGGTGTCGCCAAGCAGGACGGCGTCGGTGATGCACGGCTTCACCACCGGATCGTTGCAGGTCTCACCGGTCATCGTGTAGTCGGCGGCAGGTGACAGCACGCGACCAGCGAACGTGCAGGCCTTGCCGAGCGTGACCGAATAGACCTTGCCAGCGACGAAGGTCGGTATCGCCTTCGGCGTGGCCTTCAGATCGATCTCAGGCGGCGAATCCTCGGAAGGTGAGGACGGGCCGCCCATCTTGATCACGCGATCATCGACCCATTCGCCCTGCCGCACCTCCCGCCGTGACCCCTTGCCATCGGCAGGTGCCACGGTGAACTGGGCGGCGAACTGACCGGGATCGAGGCGGGCACGCGCCCGCTCAACCGCCTTCGGGTCCATCGGGTAGTTGATGTTGCGGGTTGGGAATTCATTCGTGGCCATGTGATCTTCTCCTTGTTAGGCGATGGCGATGTCGATGCGCTCGCCGACAAGATAGCAGGCGTTCACGTTGTCTGTGGTGCCCTCGGACCTGATCTTGTAGGCGCTGATCGCGACGCCGCCGAGCGCGGCCAGATTCCACGTGCAGCTTCTGAGCAGGACCGTCGGATCATCCGGATCGACCTTGTCCTGAATGAGCGAAGGCGTGCGCACCACCGTGTAGCCAGCGCCGGTCAGGATGCGTGGCGTGAAGGTGTGGTACGGAGGTCCGCGCCAGCCTTCCAGCCGGTAGTCGATATAGACCGTGGTGACCGGGCCGGGCGTCGTCCGCGCCGTCGAGATGTGGCGGAAGTCGGGGCGAGGCCGCGACGTGAGCGAGCGCGAGTTCGCCGCCACGCCAAAGCCCGGCATTTCGTCCGTCGTGCCGGTCAGAAGGACGCGGAACGGCAACAGCGGCGGAAGCTGGTTCAGTGGGTTGGTGGCGTAGTAGGCGAGCGCCGTCCACTTGCCTGCGACCTGAACCTCGAAGTTGATCGTCGTGCCGGGCGGGCGCGTCGAATCGTAGTTGAGGTCGATGGCCGCGATGCCGCCGTTCAGTTCGAGCGACGCCAACTGCACGGTGCACGTCGTGGCCTTGAACTTCGCGAAGTAGAGCCGGAAGGCCAAGTCCTTGGTGAGATCGCCGAGACCCCATGCGCCATCCGTGGACTGGAACATGGACCCTTGAGCGAACTTGTTGTTGTGCACCAGCGCGACGAAGTGGTTGCCGGGTGTCTGGAGCACGATGGCGTAGCGGCTGCCCTTGGCCAGATAGGTCGGCACGAAGTTGAACTTGGTCGCGTTCGGCGAAGCGCGGAGCAGGCCGACCGCCAGCGTCGAGCGGGCAATCGTCTTCTTGAAGTTCGGCGAGCCGTCGGTGTTGGTCTCGCAGATCAGGCAGTGCACATCGCCGGTGGTCGCCACCCTCGTGAAGAAGATGTCGACGCCCGTCAGCCAGCCGCCCTGCGAGTTCAGGTAGGTCTGCGAAATCACCGAGCCGTTGAGGCCGTCGATGGTGACGATGGAGCGCCAGTAGTAGCTGTCGATGACCTCGTCGACCCAGAACTGCACCAGCCGCAGCACGGTGTGGTTCGGGTTGTCCATCACGTCGAGAATCTGGAAGGTCTCGCCGGAGCTTGGACGCGTCAGGATGTTGCGGACGGGATCGTAGATCAGGTTGGTGTTCGGCGTCATGCCGCCGACCTGACGTGCGCCCGGTGCCATGTTGGTGGCGTAGTCGTTGCCCGCAGGCGCGTACCACCAGACGCCGTTGGTGCAGACCACGAACGGCGTGCCCCAGCGAATGCGCGTGCGGGTCTTGGTGCAAAGCTCCCAGTTGATCGTCTGGAACTGGTACTGCGAGATCGACATCTCGCTGTCGTTGCCGAGCACCTCGATGCGCGTCGCCTGCGTGTAGGCAGGCAGCACGAAGTTGGCTTGGTTGATCACCGCCGGGTCGAGCGGGTTGAGGAGCGAGAACTGGGAATCGCGCTCTGACGCGTTGCCGAACCGGATGCCCTCCTCGATCTTGCAGATGTTGTCGACGTGCGCGACATCGGTCTCGTCGGTGGTCAGGAAGTGATCCGAACCCCACATCGAATAGGTGTCGGGCAGATCGAGCTTCTCCTTCACGCGAGCGATGTCGGAGGCGAGCTTGAGCGTGAACGGCATCGACGCCGTACCGTTCAGGCGTTCGGCCAGCGCCGAGATGTCGGTGGCCAGCGTGTCGAGGCGCGAGGCGGTCTGGGTCCGCCAAGCGTCGTTCTCGTTCATGCGTGCGTCGAGGTCGCGGACGTTCGGGGCGCGGTTCTCCTCGACCATCTGGATCGAGATGATGCCGGACGAATCGAGCAGCACGTAAGCGACCGCCAGCGTGTTCGAGGCGACCGACGGAATCTGCGGGTCCGGACCTTCAGCGCCGACCACCGTCGAGATGTTGGCCCAGCGGCGGTTCTCGGTGGAGACGACACGGGCCACTGTCGCACGTGTGACAGGATCGGTGAGGAACGTCCTCGGTTCGGTGTCGGTCTCGATCTCCTGACCCCACACCACCACGCCGACGTAGCGCCGGGTGACAACCGGGAGGTTTGACAGCATGTCGAGCGAAGTGCCGCCCTCGTTGTCGTTATAGAACACGAGACCGTTGTGGTAGAGCCGACCATTGCCGACCGTCACCACCGCCGGTGCAGTCTGCACCGTAGTGAAGCCGGTATAGGCCATGTCGGGGATGAGGATGTCGCCGACGACATGATCGAAGGAATAGCGCGGGAAGAGACCGAAATTGTTGAAATCCTCAACGGTCACCTTCTGCCAGTCTTGGATATTTACTTTGCGCTCCATTTGTCTCTCCTAAAGCAAGTTCGTTACTTGCTGATCGATTGTTGTTTCGGTCCAAGCGGTGTCTCTCAACTCGATCAGGCGCGTCGGATCGTATGCGACGCGGACCCTATCGCGCAGCGCCTGTGACGTGACGACGGCGCGATTGCTGCGGTCGAAATCCTGCAACTGCACCGTGCTTGAGAAGTAGTTGTCGTCGGTCAGGTAGCCTTCGTCGGCAAACCAACTCCACACCTCGTCTTCGGTGTGCAGGTGGATCATCAGGTCCGCCGTGTACGCGGGCCAGCTTACGTAGTCGACGCCGACGAACGAGATGCCACCGGTGATGGCGGCAACGATACCGGGGTCGTAGAGGAATATCCGATCAGCGAGCATGCGAGACGCGTCGTGTCCGGCGTCGGCGTAGAACACGACGGGATCGGTGTAGAGCGGCACCGTGGTCTTCATGTGCGAAGAGCCAGCGTCGATGTCGCCGTAGCCGATGACGGGAGCAGGTGGCGGTTCATCACCGACCCACATCTGCGAAAACCCGGCGGCGAGATCACCCATGCCGATGCCGCCGTCTATGTTGGTCAAGATCGTCGAGCCTGACACCAGCCTGCCAGCGCCGCTCGTCACGACCTGTTCTGCGGCGATGACGTTGCGGCTGTCCGGCCAGTCGTTGACGAAGAAGAAGCCGTTACCCCAACCGATATCGCTCTCGCGCTCATACCTGACATCGAGCGGCGTCAGGCTGGGCAGGACCGTGTCGAGGTGAAGCTGCGATTCCTCGTGGCTGTAGCTGCCGTCGATGCGCACCGTGATCAGTTGCGGGACGATCTCTTCCGCGCAGACGAAGCGCTCGTCGTCGTTGACGAAGTCCTCGGTCATGAAGGCCATGCCTGCCTTGCCGGGGATCGCCACCTGCTCGTAGTCGAGCGACGTGACGCTATCGACCGTCTTGGTGAACGAATAGATTTGCAGAGGCTGGTCGACGCCGTTGATGCGCAGGAAGGCCTTGCGACCGTGCAGAGCCGCGCCGTCATCGAGACCGACGAACCAGCCGCAGCCGCCGTCGTCCGCGTAGAGCGTCTCGTCGCTGTCCCAGCCGACGCCCTCGGAGAAGGTGATGCGCACTTCCGGCATCAGCCTGATCCAGAAGTCGTATTCCTCCTTGGACATCGAAGGACCGGCGAAGTAGCCCTGCGGCGGCCTGATCGCCTGCTCAATCGTGTAGCCCTGCGGCCCGACGAAGTCCCGGCCCGCATAATGCAGCGCCATCGCGATGCCGTCCTGCGTGCCGCGCAGCGACTTGTAGAGCCACTGCCGGTCGGTCCACTCGCGCTGTGTCGATTCGCTCCAGCCCTCCTCCCAGAGCGTCGCCCCCATCGCGTAGGCGAGGTAGGGCAGGTTGTTGAAGCTGATCCTGTACGGGTCCCACTGGTCCGCGATGATCTCGGCATAGGTGCCGATCAGCCGCTCGCCGTCGACATCGCCCATCGACTTCTCAAGGCCGGAAGCGTTCCTGTAGAGGAGCTTCGCGCCGGGTGCCTTGATGATGCCTTCGGTGACGATGTCGTTCATCCGGCCCGCCCCGCCAGCCTGATGGTGACGCCGCTGACGAGAACGACCCAATCGAGATCGACCAGCACGTCGTCCTCCGGCGTGATGACATCGACGTGGTGAACACCTGACAGTGAGCACGCTGCGTGAATCGCCGTGTGGCTGTGGTCATGGCCGAGCCAATACTGGCTGTCGATCAGCTTGGTCAGGTTGTCCCTGATCTTCGCGATCACCTGATCCGGCGTCGAGCCGGGATAGAGCCACACGTCGAGCACGTATTCGATGGTCTTGACCTTCGGCGGGTTGATCGAGATCACGTCCGTCAGGCCTTGCCGCGACAGGTGCTGGATGTAGGACCGCACGGTGACAAGCTGCTCCTGCGTCGGCTCCGGCGGGCCGTAGGCCGGGTCCATCAGGCAGGTGATCAGGATCGTCGGATAGTAGTCGTGCGTGACCGAGCGGATCGCCGTCACGTCGCGCAATTGCGGCAGTGCGGTCAGCGCCCAGTATTCGTACGCCTCCGCCGTGCCGTGCGGCGACAGCGTGTTCGGGCTGAGCCAGATGCGCCGACGGTAGCGCTCATCCGATTCGCCTTCGAGACGCGGGACGCCGCCGGGATAGCGCGTGGCGATGGCGTCGAGATCGGTGCCGATGGCATAGGCCAGCGTGACCGACCGCGCCGCCTGATTGACGCGGTCGCGCACCATAAGCTCGAAGTAGGTGCACGCCTCCTGATTGATCTTGATCGGATCGAATTCGAGCATCTCCACGTCGTACTGCGCAGCCATCGGCGGATCGTAGGTCGCCCACAGTTGCTTCAGCCGCGCCATGCGTGCCGCGAGGATGTCCTCAACGTCGATGTCTTCCAGCACGACCATCGGCTGCAAATTTGCAGGCAGGATGATCGAGATGCGCTCCGTCAGGCGGTCGGCGAAGGCCTGTCCACTGTCAGCCATTATGGAACGCTCCCCGGTGTGACGCCGATGCCTTCAGGTGGCGCTCCGGCGACATAGCCTTGCTGGCGCTCCCAGATGTTGAAGCCGCGAGAGACGAGGCCGGTCGCCCGGCGCACCTGTGGCTGGTCGAAGCCGAGATGGGCGCGAGGCCGGTAGACGCCGTCCATCGAAGTGGTCAGCCTGCCGGTTCGCAGTTCCTCCGCAGAGGTCATCAGCGAGCCGTTCGGGCGGTTGGCGATGCCGACCTTCTGGATGCGGTAGTTCGGCTCCCACAGATCGATGCCGGTCACGATGGCCCAGTAGAACCGGGCAATGGTCGGCTCCGTCGCGTTCTCGCCGATCAGATGCGGGACGTACGAGCCGCACCAGCGACGCAGCACCCGCTCGTGGAACCGCGTCGAGAAGATGAGCAGCATCGACTGGACCACGTGTTCCCAGCCCGTCATCACCTTGCCGGTGTGACGGTCCATCCCGATGCGCACGGGATAGAGGGCGATGCGGCCATACTTGAGGTCTGGCCACATCTCCTCGTCGATGTTGTAGACGTAGTTCGCCACCGCTTATTCGACCGGTGTCGACGGCTGCCTCGGCTCCCGCCGCTGCGGCGGCTTGCGGCCAGCTTCCTTGGTCTTTGTGGCGGCGTCCTTGCTGCGCTTCTTCTGCCGCGCCGAGCCGCTAAGCTGCGAGACGTGACCGGCAAAGCCCGGTGCTCCGGACTGCGTCGCCCGCGAATATCTCGGCACCCGCGTCGGCTCGTCGTCGCTCTCGCTGCGACCGCGCGTGTTCTGGGCGAGCAGCTTCTTGCCAGCCTCGCTGAGCTTCGACAGCGGCTCGCGGCCAGCCATGCCGGTGTCGACCCAATACTGGACGGACAGCGGCTGGGCCATCACGTGCAGGCCATCGTCGCCCGGCATCACGCGCAGTCCACCAAGCTCGTCACCGGCGTAGACGGCGGGATCGTAGATGAAGAATTTCTGTAGAATCGCGGCCATGCTCTTTCTCCTGTTGGTTTCAGTTGTCCTTGACCGGGTTGCTGCCCCGCAGCTTCGGCGGTTTCGGGCCGACGTACGTTCTCTTGCCTTTCGCCGAAAAGAAGCCGCCGCCACCGTCGGTGGTAGCACCCTCTGAGATCGCGGTGACGCGGCTGTCACCAGCCTTGCCACTGAAGCCCTTCTTGGTGACACGCGCCCGGTTGTCGTCGAGCCACGTGTCCCACAGATCGCCGGTCTTCTTCTGGCGGAGGTCGTCCAGTCGATAGACCTCCTCCGCCGCGTTGTCCTCGTCGCTGGCGTGGTCCGGTGCCTTGAAGTCCTTGTTCGGCGCGAACGGCATGATCATGCCCTGCGCGATGTCGCCGCCGGGGCAGAGCACCGACAGCGTCTGGCCGGGCTTGTAGTAGCGCCTCTCGGTCGCGCCGCCGCGCATGGCGGAGCAGTTGAGCCACGGCGACAGCACCTCGGTGCCGTCCGCGTTTACGGCGACGACCATGCGCATCTTGTCGCCCTTCACTTCCTTGACCGTGCCCGTCCTCACCATGCCTGACATCATCCGCTTCAGGTTGGCGACCTCGCGCAGCAATGACTGATAGTCCTCGCTCATGACAGTTGCACCTTTATGCTCGTCGCCGTTCGGTCCAGTAGCGCCTGCGCAAGCTGGCGCAGCGTGAGATCGGCATCGGTCGGCATCGCGCTCGCGCCTGCCCGCCTGACCGGATCGGTCCCGGTCACCGATGTCATCGTCACCGGCATCCTTCGACGCGGCTGCACGTAAGGCAGGATCACGCAGCGGCAGTTCGGATGCGCCGGGACGTGCGCCTGTGCCACCTGCACCGACATCGGGCCGGAGCGGGCCAGCACTTCGCATTCCATGCACACAAGCTCGTCGTCCTTGGACACGATGATGACCAGCGCGTTGGGGTCCTTGGTGCCGAACTCGCGGACCTCGCGCTTGCCCGGCACACCGCCCTTGCCGGTGTCGATCAGCCGCGTGTCGACCATGATCTCGTATTCGAGGTCGTTGCGCGTGGCGCGATCCACCCTGATCAGGCCGAGCACGTTTTCGAGCGCCAGCCCGGTCTGCTTCGACAGATTGCGTGACAGCAACGAGACCAGACTATCGCCGACTTGGTTCAGCCCGGTGGCGATCAGCGGCTTGGTGATGTTCGCCGCCTTGGATGCCTTGTTGGCAAACTTGTGCAGATCGCTGGCGTCGACCGCGATGCTGAGACCGCGATTATTCGGGGTTTTCGCCATCAACCGCGACCTTGTCCTTCTCTTCCTTCAGCTTGGCTGCCGCGACGTTGGTCTCAACCGACCGCTCCCTGACGATGCCGAGAATCGCATCCTCCTTGTCACCGCCCATGTCTGTCGATTCGACGGCGATCTTGCGCAGGATCGGTGCCTCGCCTTCGCCGTCGGTCAGGTCGTCGCCGTACATCGGCGCGATGCTGGTCAGTTCAGCCGCGAGCGGCGCAAGGCCGATGGCCCTGAGACCATACCTGCGCACGCCGAGCAGCGCCTGCACCTGCTCCCATTCTGGTGCCGCTCCACGGCTGGCGAGCGCCCTGCAAATCTCTGCCGCGTGTTCCATCTGCGCCTCCGGATGCGCCTTGGCGACATCGACGAAGCGGCGGATCGGATGGTCGAACGGGATCGGCACACCAATCGGCAGATCGGAAACGATGTCGCAGACGAAGGAAAGCTGCCGCGCCGCCCACCGGTGATCGCGGTCTGCCGACGCGCCTCGCTGTCCTGAGACGCGGTCGACGGTCAGCACGAAGTGCTTCAGGAGTTCGGTCCAGTCGCTCTGCGGATCGCCGAACAGCGCCGCGATGGCCTGCTCCTCGACCATGTCGAGCGCGATCTCCATGCCCTCGTCGGTCAGCGGGATGTTCAGCCTCTCGGTGCCGGTGTCGCCGGTGACCTTCGAGGCGACGCCGATCTCCAGCACGATGGCCAGTTCGCGGCGGCTGACGTAGACATCGTGCGCGACCGGGGCGGGCCGGTTATCGGAATCGGTGTAGACGACGATGTACGGCTTGGCCGCGTCGTTCAGTTTCAGCGCCTGTTGCAGCGGCGTGTTGTCGCTGTCGAAGACCCGGTCGCCAGCCCATGTGTGTCCCCGCAATGCCGCAACCGAGCACAGTCGGGTCAGCATGCGGACGACGCTCATACAAGGACCCTCACCAGATGCACGTCAGGGCGACCGCCGGGGTCCTCGTGAATGAAGGTCACTTCGTGGGTCTCGTCGCGGTCTGGGAAGTAGACGAAGTCGCCTTTCCGCAAACCACATTGCATGACCGGCTCCTCGCGAATCGAAAGTGAGGTGTCCACGGTAGCCTGTGTGTGAATCGTCCCGCCAGCGCTTTCGATGATGCCGGTCGACTGATCGAAGATGCCGCGTGCGATCACCTGCATGCGCGACGTGTCGGGGATCGCCTCGCGATAGCCGCCGCTCTGGGTCGACATCGGCTTCAGCACGACAGGCTCGCCCCACACCCTGTCCACAGCCTCATCAACAGGGATCAGCGAGTTGCTGATGGTCCTCTCGCTGATGCGCGGCAGGCGTTCAAGCATCCGTGTCATCGTCGCCTTCCTTCGGTTCTGGCTTCTCGATCATGCGCAGCCGGGCCATCTCGCCCTCAAGGTCGCTGATCATGCTGTCGGGATCGTCGCCGCGTGACAGCCACTCATCCACAAGAGCGGAAAGCTGGTCTTGGAAGTTGTCGCCCATCATCCGTGCTCTATCGTCGCGTAGACAATCGTCACCTGCTTGCCCACTTCGAGGTTCGTGTTGTCGAGGCAGACTTCGAAGTCATTGGTCGCACCGGGTGTCTCGTCGACGCCGACGGTCATCTCCTCGACGACGATGTTGCCGCTGCCATCGGTGATCGTGCTTTTGGTGGCCACGCCTGCCGTCTGCACGTACGTCACCGCCGGTGCCGCCAGTTGCAGCGCGTCGCCGACCAGATAGAACGAGGGCCGCGTCAGGAGCAGCTTCGCCAGTATGATGTCCTCGGCGTTGCGAAGCTCGATGGTGCCGGGCGCGTTGCCACCGTCGATGGAGTTGAGCACCGCCTGCATGCGCATCCGTTTGACAACCAAGGAATAATCCATCTCAGATCACCGCCACATGAGCCACGTTGCGTCGCCGGAACGACAGGTAGATCAGACCGTATGGTGTCGCTTCCCAGAACTCCGCCGCAGAGGCCTGACCGCCGGTAGCCTGTTGCGCCTCTGAGGCCGCTCCGACCCGGTCATACGTCACCGAGCGGTCCCTGAAGCGGATCGACTTGACCCAGATTTTGCCGATCTCCGGATCGACAACACTGCCGCCGCCGCCACCTTCACTGCCGCTGGTGATCTCGCCGCCGCTCGCCCTGTCCTGCATGGAGAGGTAGTGCGCGGCTGCGTACATCACGGCCAGCTTTGCATCGGTTGGAAACCAGAAGGTGTCCACCCATTGCATCGCAGTGTCGATGTAGAACTGCAACTGCTCGTCCGAGACCTCGGAGAACTCCGGAAAAACGATCCGGAATTCAGTGACGTTCGGCGGCAGTGTTGGGTTGATCGTCATCGGGGTCAGGCCTTTTTCTTGGCTGCCTTCGCCTCTTCGGCTGCCTTCGCCTCGGCCTCTTCAGCCGCTGCCTTCGCGTCGGCCTCGGCCTTCTTGGCGTCCGCCGCCGCCTTCTCCTTCGCCGTCTTCGGCTTCACGCCGCCAGCGCCGCCGCTGATCTCATAGGGCGGCGGTTCCTCGCTCGCGGCAAGCTCGACGCACTTGTCGTAGTCTGCCTCGGTCATGTTGAATTCCGCCTCCTCGCCCGGCGCGACGACGATGTGGTTGCCCTGATCGTCGTAGAAGCCACGAGGCTGCGTGCCTGTGTTCTTGATCTTGGCCATCTATGGCCTCCCGTTGGTTGAACGTGTTGATGGAAAAGACATTTGCGCACCATGCGCAAATGCTCAGATTTAGATGCCGTCGAGATAGCGCATCGCGGCTGGCAGCCGGATTTCGATGCCACCGACGCGGAAGATGCCGGGAACGTCGAACACCAGAGGACCACGCTGCCAGACTGGCAGGAACCGGTGTGGCATTGGAATCCACATCTTGAGCACCTGCGGGTCGCGGCGGTAGGCGACCATACGGCTGATGCTGCCGACGCCTGCCGTCTCAAGCCCGCGCACGCCAGCCAGCGTGATGGGTCGACCGGTCTGCACGGTCAGCACGTTGTACTGCTTGATCCAGTCGAGCAGCGTCATCGACGAATACTGGATGATGCGCCCGGCCAGCCCGACCAGCACCGCCGGTGGGAGCAGGACAGTGTCGGCGTAGTAGAGCCAGTTCGTGCCGGTTGCGATGCCGGTCAACGCGCTGTTGATGTCGCGAATGACCTGATCGTTGGTCTTGGTGGCCCACGTGGTGGACGAGCCAGTGCCGTCCGCCGGTGCCGTAGTGGCGGTGACCAACGATGAGTTGATCAGGCCCTGCATGTTCTTCAGCGTCGCACCGCGCAAGGCGATGTTGTCGATGAATTCCTCGTAGGCACGCCGTGCAGCCGACGCCTTGTCTGCCGTGAGGTTGACGCCGGGGATGGCCATGGCTGCGGCCACTTCTTCCAGCGTGTAGCGATAGCCGATGGCGGCCATTTCGATGCCGCGCTCGAACTTCTCGCGGGTCAGTTCGGCCAGCGGAACGTCGAGTGCCGCATGGTGGAACCAGTCTGCCCGGCCAACCATGTCAGCCGAATAGTAGGTGATCGACTTGACCCATTCGTTACCGCCGCCAGTGTCGACCGGCACGAGGTCCGGGTACTGCACTTCGGGGTATTGAATCTTGACCACCGTGGATTCGATGGCCGTGGTCTGGCTGATCACGAAGTTCAGCGCAACCTGTTGCGCGTCCCTTGTGTACATGTTGAAGTTCATCTCCGCCTCCTGACGGTTTGTGTGGGTTGATCGCCTTCGTCAGAGCGACGGGTTAGCGCTGGATGCCCAACTGGACGACGTTGAGTTCGCCACCGGCACGCGCGTACTTCCAGCGAGCGCCGACAATCGGGCCGACACCGCCGGTGTTGGTCATGATGCCGTCGGCAGCGCCGAAATGCACCGGGTCACCGGCGAGCGTTGCTACCGCTGCCACCGCGAAAATCTCACCCTTCGTCAGGATGCCGACGTTCGTGTAGCGCGGATAGGTGTCCGGCACTGCGGGATCGGTCGCCACGATGGTCGGATCGGCGATGGTGATGCCGAGCACGCCGACGAGGGTGCCACCGAGAATCGCGCCGCCGTCCGATGTCGTGGACTGCGATACGATGCGGGCCGGAGGAATCGGCGTCAACTCTGCCGTCCGTGTGACGGAGTTGAAGTCGACCATGCGATTGACAAAGCCGGGAAGGCCCTGCCGAATCTGTTCGGGGAAGGCGGTTTGAACTGGCATTGCAGTAACTCCTTGTCAGATGCTTGCAGGTTCGAACCCCTTCGGCGTTCTACGCTGCTTTCAGGGTGAAGTCTTAGGCGGTGCGCTGCCCGGCAGTCTTCCAGCGGTTCTGGAGATCGGTCTCGTAGGTCTCGTAGGACTTGGCGCGTGGATCGTTGCCGCCAGTGTCGTTGTTGCGCAGCAGGTTGACCACCGAGCCAAGGCCGTTGCCGTTGTCGCCGGTGGCGACGGTCAGCGTGTTGAACGAGGCCGTGACCATGTCGTCGTTCCAGTCCTTGGCGACATCGCCGAGCTTGGCGCTGACGACCTGACGCCGGATTTCCGCGTCGCTCTTGGCGTCCACCACGACGCTGTCGAGCAGAGCCTTGGCACGCTGGACGGTCTGCACGCGGTCGTTGACCATCTGGTCGAGCTTCTGCGGGGACAGCTTCGTGTCGGCCAGTTGCTGCTTCAGCGTGGCGATCTCCGCGTCCTTGGTCTGCACGATGGCCGTCGCGTTGGCAGTCTCCGTGCGTGCGGTGGCGACATCGTTCTGCGCTGTCGTCTGTGCCGTGGCGAGGTTGGTCTTCGCTGCGGCGAGGTCGGCTTCGAGCGAGGCCAGACGACGCTCGACCACCTGAAGGTCGCGCTCCTCCATCTCGACCGAGATTCCGTCGATCAGTATTTTCCTCATTGGTCCGTTCCTTTCACGTGAATCGCCCATACGGAGCTTGTCGCCACCTCGTGCGGTATGGGTGATCGCAACGTGGTTGGCACGGATAGAAGTTTGCATGACATCGTAGGCCTCGCCCTTTGGTGTCACGCCGTCGGCCCATTGGAGCACGGCAGTGTAGCCGACTGACAACTGCCGCTTTCCACCGCGTGCGATGTCGATGGCATTCGAATCCATCAGTATCATCGGGACGCGGATGAAGTCTCCGTCACGCAGCACCTCGTCGCCCATGTGTCCGACGGCGAGGTCTTTCCAGTTCTTGGCGGTGACAGGCTCGTCTGGATGCTCGACGGTCACCGGCTTGCCCGCCAGCGACTTCAGCGAATCCTTGTGCATCACCTCGGTCTCAGGCCGGTACACCCGCACCGTCTGAAGATCAGGGCGACCTACCTCGGCACCACTGTAAAGCTGGATGCCGGTGCGGGCGATGCGCGGCTGGCAGACGAGGTAGCCGTCGGCGGTCTCACGCATCTGCGTGTTCTCGCTGTCCATCTCGTAAGTGTCGGTAAAGGCAACGCCTTTGGTCTTGGCCATTCATCGTCTCCTATTTTTTCGAGCCGCCCTTGCCGTGGCCGCCGCCGGGATTTTCACCGCCGTGGCCGGGGTTGGCTCCTTCGGAATTTCCTTTGCCGGGATGGCTGTCAGGCTTCGTTCCAGAGTTGCCGGTGTCGCCGCCGCCGCTGCCGCCATTGCCACCGCCTCCGCCGCCACCGGGAGGATCGACACCGCCGCCTCCGCCGGGTGGAGTTCCGCCACCGCCGCCGCCGGGCGGAGTTCCGCCACCACCACCGCCGGTCGGAGGAGTTCCACCACCTCCCCCGCCGCCTGTCGTCGGAGGAGTTCCGCCACCGCCACCAGTGCCGCCAGTAGGAGGAGAACCCCCACCACCATTACCGCCAGAACCACCGCTCCCAGTAGTCGGAGGAGGAGACGTACCACCATTCCCTCCGCCGGGTGCCGTTGGTGTGCTTGGCGCACCGGGCGCTGCCGCTGCCGTTGGCGTCGCCGTCGTCGTTACCGCACCCGGTGGCCGCCTGCACAGCAAGTTCGTGTTCACGCGTTTCATGCGTTGCAGCCACCGGCACTGCACGTCGTCGAACTCGACGCTGCTCGCACCGCCGACGCAGCCGGTCATAATGACCAGCACGGCGACGACCACGATCCAGAGGAGCGTTTTCACCGCTTCATCCTGCTTCTCTTTTTCGGCGGCGCTGGCGGCGGACAGATGTCGCTGACATCAATGCCCATCTGGCGCATGACCCTGCACTGATCGGCGCTGAACTTCGGCGGTGGCTTGTCTGCACCCATCATCGTCATTGCCACCACCGCGATCAGGGCGACCCGTTTGCCGGGTAGCGCCATATCAACGGAATGTCTGTGCCGGGGTAGGTCGGCGGCGGCTGGTCCGGTCGTCTCATGTGGTCCACGATCCTCTGCAACGTCTCGCAGTAGCTGTTGATGTCCGTCTCGCTGGGTGTCCGCGACATGATCACCGAGATGACCCACTGGTCTGCCCCCTGCGCCGCGAAGCCGGTCGAGATCGCGTAGGTGTCGCCAGCACCCCGCAGACTAGCGATGCGAAGGGTGCAGCCCGATTTGTCCTCTTTTTCCTCATAGCTCGACAGCACCCTGCCAAGCATCGATTCATCGTTCAGCAAACGCCAGAGCAAATAACTGGGAACCAGCACCACGGCCAGCGCCCCGATGGCCAGCACGTTCGTAAGTGTCAGGCCCTTGGCGAAATGCGCGACCGCAGCAACGATACCTTCCGGTGATCGCTGCTCTGGTGGCTGCGGTTGCGCTTGCGGGGTCTCTGACATGGCATCATCGGTTCTTCAGTCCGCCAGCCCTTCCGGAACACCCATCGGCACAATCGTCGGCGGCTCCGGCTCCGGCACTCCATGCATCTGGGCTTCGGTCATCACCCCCAGCCCTGCGACCGCCGCCTGCTTGTCCAAGTCCTCGTCGCGCCACTTCGAATAGAACTTGGTCAATGCCTCGATGACGACGGCGAGGCTGATCGCGTCGCTGCCGACAACGACCGTGGTCTGCTCGACATCGGCAAGCTGGCGCGTCGCCACCAAGCCGGGCAGCGATCCATAGACCGCGCCGCCGCCGGTCGCGGTGCGCAGCATCTTCCCGCTCTCAGGCGATTCGACGGCTTCCGCCAGCAAGACATCGCCGTGAAGCTGCACGAGACCGGGCGTGCTGAAGTCGGCACGGGACGCCCGCATCGTGGCCGCTACGCTGACGGTCGTGGTCATGAGGCCACCTCACGCGGATGGCGGCCACCGTTGGCGGCACGCCTGTCGGGGCGGTCGAGCGGCGGCTCAGTCTCCGGCACCGGGACGTTCGGGGCTGGATGCGGAACCGGCGGCTGCGGCGTCTGGATAGGCTCCGGCTTCTTCTCCGGCTGCGGCGGCTGCGGCGTCTGCGACATGGCGAGGATGGTGTTCAGCGTGACCACCTGTATGTGCAGATCGCCGATCAGGTGGCGCACCTCGCGCTCGATCTGCGCCTGAATTTGCTGTTGCGGGGTCGGTTGATCGGCCATTGAGTTCCCTTTCGTTTTAGCCGCCGCCATAGACGACGATGATGCAGCGTGCGTTGTCCGAGATCGCGCCAAGGTGCGAATAGTAGGCCACCGGAAGCTCCGTGTAGACGCCCTTGCTTATCATCGGGCCGGTGGAAGTGAAGCGCACGAACTTGTTCGGGTCGGCCTTGTCCTGAATGAAGATGACGAATCCGGTCTCGACCATGAGCAGGAGGTTCGACACGTTGACGGCGTCCGCGTCGCTGTTGTGCAGCCACACTTTGGTCACGAGGCCGGGGTTGGCGTTGTTCATCCGGAAGCGTGAGTTCGCGGGCGGCTCGACGTAGATGTTGTTGTAATTGTATTCGAACCGCAGCGAGAAGCCGGACGGAATTCGCACCCACACGCCGTTCTTCATGCCGTAGATGCGACCGTCGTTCGGCGGCATCGGGAAGCCGAGCTTCTGGTCCACCAGCGTGATCGGTGCCTCGACGGAGACGCGCTCCACCGGTCCTCTCCCCGCCGACGAGCGCCCGGCCAGTGTGCCGCTGTCGACCTCGACCACGATGTCGTCATTGTAGTTCGAATAGACACCTTCCATCATCGGCTGGCCGGTCTCGTCGTCGATCTGCAAGTCGGCGACCAGCCACGCACGCGGCGGTGCAGGTTCTGGGGGAGGAGGCGGTTCGCTATCCTCCCGAACCACAAAGCCCCAGAGCCGTGCCTTGTCCTTCGCCATCCTACGCCGCTTCTCCCAACCACCACGGTGGCGGCACGTAGCCGGTCTGATACCACGTCGACGTGCCGGGGTAGGAGCCGGGCAATCCGGTCGGCGGCGGCGCAGTGTATTCGCTGATGTCGCCGGTGCCGGTCATGCCGTCGCCCGCAGCATATTCAGCGACCAGCACACCCTCGCCGTAGATCAGGTTGTGGCCGGTGATGACCGCCGGGTTCGGTTCGAGATCGGCTGAGCCGAACGCCGTGATGCTGGCAAAGCCCGCGACACGCGACCGCTGCGCCGGGAGCTTGCCGATACCGAACGACCGCGACACCGCATCGCCGTCGAGAACCGCGTCGAGCGCCACGAGATCGCCGTGGCCGCGAGACTGCAAGCTGCCGACGCTGGTGATCTTGCTGACGGCTGAGACGAGATTGCCAAAGCCGGTGGTGGTGGCGTTCGCCTCGCCCTGCACCACGACAGGCGACGACATGAGGATCGCCGGGCCGAACGACTGTGACAGGCCAGCGGCCAGCATGGTGGGCCGCTCTTGCGTGAGCGTGCCCGTGCCCTGCGATTCGACGACGCCAACACCGAGCATCGTCGATGCCCCGGCAGGCAGGATCGCTGTGCCCACGTAGCCTGAGACGCCGACGCCAGAGAGCGTGACCGGTCCAGTTGGGAGGAGGCCTGAACCTATCGAGCGTGACGTACCCTCGCTCTCCAGCGCCGACGCCGCATCTTGCAGCACACTTGTGCCGCGAGATTCCGAAATGCCGACCGCAGCGATGTCCGCCCTGTCGAGGACCGGCATGGTGCCGATACCGAACGACCGCGAGAAGCCAGCGCCGACCATGACGCGCGACTGCGCTGGCAGCGTGCCTGTGCCGGTGACGACCGTGACGCCTTCCTCGCCGGTGACCCACGACTTCGCCGAGAGCAGGTTGGCGCTGGTCTCGACCGAGCGCGAGACGCCTGCGGCGACGACGGTGGCCGCCTGCGATGGCGTGGTGCCGGTGCCGCTCCAGCTTGCGGTGCCGACGCCGACGAGCGCGGCAGCCTGCGCCGGGAGCGTGCCGGTCGCCGCCCAGCCCTGCCGGGCGAGGCCCACTGCGGTGGCAGCCTGCGCGGCGAGCGCTCCAGTGATCGCCCACGACCGAATGCCGGTGCCTGCGACGGTCGCTGGCTGCGATGCCGGTGTTCCGGTGCCGGATGGTGCCGCGATGATGACGCCAGCGCTGACGACCGCCGCAGCCTGCGCTGTGAGGCTGCCGGTGCCCGCACCGAACGTCGTGCCGGTGCCGACCAGTGCAGCGACGGAAGGCGTGAGCACGCTCGTGCCACGTGATTGCGAGACGGCAACGCCGGTCAGGATCGCCGGGGTAAGGATCGGCAAATCGCCATCGCCGGTCGATCTCGACACACCGGGTGCCACCATCGTGCTCGACTGCGACTGCGGCGTGCCCGTGCCGGAGATGATGGTGACGCCTTCGAAGGCGGAGATGTAGGCAACGCTCGCGAGCAGCGGAGCAGTGCCGAACGATCTGGATGTGCCAACGCTGGCCGCCGTGGCGGCGCTGGACGCGAGAGCGCCGGTCGCCCTCCACGAGGCCGTGCCGACCGAGACAATCGACGCAGTGCCAGTCGCCAGTGCGCCGTTGGCCACAAACCGGACGAGGCCCGCGCCTTCAACGATCACGCCCTCTGCGGCAAGCGGTGCCGGGCCGACCGATCCGGATACGGCAACACCTGCCAGAGCCGACAGCGGGATGCCGGAGCGTGGCAGGATGCCGGAGCCAGCCGATGACGAGACGCCCGGTGCGACGAAGGTGACAGGCTGGCTGGCAAGCACCGCGCCGACCGTGGCATAGGACCGCGAGATGCCAGCACCGGTCATTGTCGCGAAAGAGGTGAGCGCACCCGTGCCGCCGACACCCGTGACCGCCGAGCCGAGCGCCTCTATGACCGCCGGGCCGCTCGTGAGCACGCCGGTGCCGACCGAGCCGGAAACCGCGACACCTGCCAGCGTGGCGATGTCCGCTGGCATTCCGCCACTGATCGTCCACGCCGCAGCGCCAACGCCGATGGCCGTCGAGAACGTCGTGCCCGTGCGCGGCAGGATGCCAGCGCCGCTCCAGCGTGCCGCACCTGCGCCGACCAGCGTCGCCGCGACCGACGGCAGTATGCCGCTCGCGTTCCACGACGCAGTGCCGGGCGCGAAGACTGCGTGAGCCGGTTCCGTCAGCGTGCCGGTGCCGGTCGACGACGATTGGCCAGTGCCCAGTTGCAGGAAGTTCGATTGCGAATTCAGCGCCGCCGATGTCGACCGGGATTCCGACAGACCGACACCGGCGACGGAGGCCACGCCACCGGTGAGCGCGATGGGCGGCAGAGAGACCTCAGAGACGCCATAGCCACTGAGTTGCGTCTGGACGTAGGCAGTCCCGCCCAGCGTCGGGATATACGGCGTGGCGACGGGGCCAAGCTCGAACTGTGCACCCACCACATGCAGCGTCAGGCCAACCGTCGCATGCGTCGGCCCAAGGCCGTTGAAGTCGCTCGTCGCCTGCCACACGGTGAAGCCCGCGTCGGTCACATCTGGCTTGGCCCACGTGAGCGAACAGCGCCACCAGCCGTTGCCAACGTCGACGATGGCCGATGTCACCCCAGCCGCCTTCAGACCAAGCGCACCGGTCGCGAGATTGAAGTTGGCCCAGACCGCGTCGGAGGAAATCTGTGCCCACGTGCACGTCCCGGCCTTCAGGAAGAACGACGCCGTGTAGGTCGCGATCTCCATGTTGCCGTACGGCGACGGGTTGTAGATGCGATGCTGGCCACCGGCGACGTTGCTCGTCATCGTCTCGGCTGTCGGCGTGCCGACCGGTGACGTGACCGCGTCGGTAGCGACCGTCACGCCGGTGCCAGACCACCTGTTCAGTTCCTGCGACCACATCGCATTGTTGGTGCGGCGCACTATCGTAGGCGTCAGCGCACCGGTGCCGGTCGAGCGGACGTTGCCGAACGACGAGATCGCAGCGGCGAGCGGTGCCAGTGCGCCAACGCCGATGGCCGGTGGCGTGGTGACGAGGCCGACAGCCGACAGCGTCGCGCCAGAGGCGACCGATACCGGATTGTTGAACGTCGGAATATAGGCGGTCGCGACCTCGCCCAACTCCAACTGTGCGCCCCAGAAATACATCGTGCCGGTGCCAGTGGCCAGCCACGACATAACCCCGGCAACGTCGCCGTCCTTGAGCAAAGCATATGCAGACGGCGAAGCTTCGCCGCTCGTGTAGGTGATCGAGCAGCGATACCAACCATTGCCGACCGGCGTGATGGTGGCCGTTGCACCGGCGCTCTTCTGGCCAATCACGCCTGTCGAGAGGTTGAAGTTGACCCAGTTATCTGGCGCGTAAAACTGTAGCCAAGAGACCGTTCCAGCCTTCGCGTACATCGAGAAGGTGAACTGCTTGCCCGAAGCGCCGCCCGCGAACGCCACCGACTGCATCACGTAGTGGTGTTCGTACGTGGCGCTGTCTGTAAACTTGTCAGCCGACATCGTCGCATTGGGAGCGGCGATGTCATTGTACGTGACCGTCCCACCGGTGATCAGCCACCAGCTTGGCTCAAACTCCTCCGAGCGCGAGAACAGGTTCGTCCGCTCCGCTGGAGCCAGCACGCCTGTGGCGACCCACGAGACCTCGCCGCTACCGATGATGGTCTCCGAGATCGAGACCGCAAAATTGTCTGGCGTCCGAATGTATGGGGTCGCCACCGTGCCGCGCTCAAGTTGAGCGCCCCAGATGAAATACGTTCGACCAGCGCCGGGATGCGTTGTCGCCGATTGGTCGGCGTCCATCGGGAACAGGTAGAAGGTGACGGCACCTGCCAAGAACGGCGAACCCGCCAGCGCCGTGATCGAAATGCGATACCAGCCCGCGCCCGCTGGCGTGATGCTGGACGTGCAGTTAAGGGCCAATCCAAGCTGGCCGTTCAGCACGTCGAAGTTGGCGCTGACGGCAGCGCCGGAAGTCCCCATCAGCTTGAACCACTGACCGTTCTCGACCTTGACGTAGGCCGAGAGCGTGTAGACGCCGCCTTCCGGTATGCTGACGCTTTGATAGACGTAGTGCGCGACGGCGGCGGCGGTCTCGCCTATCCTTTCAGCCGTCAATTCCCAGTTGGGGTCCAGCGCCGCATTCGTGGTGATGGTGACATCGGCTTGCACCCAAAGCGACGACTGCTCGAAGTCCTGCGAATACTTGACGTAGTTGGTGCGTGCGTATCCGACGGAGGTCAGCGCACCGGTGCCGGACGACTGCGTGAAGCCGAACCCCTGCGCCGTCGCGGTGGATGTCAGGTTGCCTGTGCCGACCGATGACACGGTGCCAGCGCCCGACATGGTCGCCGGACCAGCGGGCATCGCGCTTGGCGGCGTAAGCACCTCGCCCATCCACGACGTGTAGCCGGTGGGCGTAATCTGGGTGAATTCGGCCTTGCGCGTGCGGATGGTGGCCGTCTCACCGGTGCCCATCGTGCACGACGCGAGCGCGTGGTAATTGGGCTGCGGCAAGGAGCTAAGAGAGAGGCCCGTCGATGGCGACGTGGGGGTGCTGGCGGCTGACCCGTTCCAGTTCCCGTTGTTAACCCTGAACCATACCCTCTCTTGAAATGGGTCCCACGCTATGCTGACGATGTCGCCGACCACGGCCTTGCCGACATCCACCACATCGACATTGTTGATGTAGACGTGTCCCGTGTACGGCGAATAAGTGGCTCTCTGTGTCGTATCGAAGGGCAGCGTAATGTCGAGCAGGCCAAATTCGTAGGCCACACCGGCGTCTACCCGCAATTCGGCGTAATACTTTCCCGTATCGACGGCGAGCCTGTAAGACCTCGTCGAGCGAACGCCTCCCAGACCAGTTGCTGTGCCCGTTACCGTCTTGTCGCCGTTGGAGAGGGTCGTGTTGACAACCTTGTCGTTGACGTTCCACGCATCCGCGACAGGGATGACCTCGTTCATCCACGACTTGAAACCAGCCGGGGCAGCCTGCGTGAACTCCGCACCCTCGGTGCGGACGGTGACGCTGGCACCCGCAGCGCCGCTCGACATCCGGAGACAAACCTGAACGGCTGCGAAGGTGGTTTGTATGCCGCCCGTCCCGGTGGCCGGATCGTCACCGACGATGTTGTTCCATAGCTCGCCGTTCTTGCGATACCAGAGCTTCTTCGAGCTTGTGTCGAACGCCACACACAGCGTGTCACCGCTGGCAATCGCGCTGCCAAGGTTGCCAGCGCTACTGCCGTTGTCCATCGACATGCCGCCGGAGGTCAGGCCGACCATGTACCCGCTGGGGAAGGTCGACGCCTCGTCGGCGCTGGCAGCCTGAATGCCGACAGAAGTCGCAAGGTTCGAGTTGTTCAGAAACTCCGCGTAGAATTTTCCGGCGCTGCCGGTCAGCACTGACGTAGTGGAATGAACGCCACCGGCAGTGGCTGTGGCGACAGTCGCTGTTTTGTCGTCGTTCGTCAGCGTGAAGTTGGCCGACTTGTCGCCAACGTTCCACGCATCCGCCTTTGCATCCCAGCGGACGACGTATTCGTTGTACTTCAGCGTGCCGTTGGAGTTGACGACGTACGGCAGGATATAGGCGCTGCCGCGCTTGAAGATCGACACGCCTCTGGAGAGCACTTCACGCAGGGCCGACACCGAAAGCCCGGTGAGCGAAATTGTGGGGGTGCCCCACGTCGCGCCGTGGTCGGTGGACTTGGAGACGCTGATGTTGGTGGCGAGGTTGGTTCGGAAAAACGACCAGAGATCGATGCCGTCTGCCGCTACCCGCGACGGCCCTGTCGTATTCGCGGCTATGGTCGTGTTGTTGATGGTGTAGGTCGGGGCCGAACTGCTTATGAACCGACTGACATAGGCGCTGCCAGCGGTGGGGGTGCCGTAGGTGTAGGCGACCCTCGTGTTCGCGCCGTCAACGTACGGGACCGCGTGGTAGTCAAGTGTGGTGGTGCCGTTCGAGGCGCTGTCCACCGTCGTGCTCAGCGCATTGGCCGCGCTGAGTGTCCTCGACTGCCCCTGACCAAGGGTCTTGTTGAAAAAGAAGAAGTGAATGTTGCCGGTCGCGCCGAGCACGGCGTCCATGACAATGAAGTCGTAGGCCGTGTTGGCGTCAACCTGAACGGCGGCAGCCCACGTCCCTACTGAGGTTCGCCTTCTATGAGCGACGCGGGCGTAGTTCGTGCCCATCGTCGCCGTCTCTGTGTTGTTGAAGAGGACGACGGCCTCACCGGTGGTGCGGACGACTATCTGCGCCCGACCAACAAGACCTCCCGTCTGGCCGTTCGTTACGAGATTGCCGATGGCTGTGTCGGAAGTCCCCAACCACCTGTTGGAGTTCATGTCGAACGAATCGTAGATGACCGTGACGTAGCTGCCGCCGCTCAGCGTCTTAACGAAGTGGATCAGGTTCCCGCTCTGAAACGCCGACAGCGACAGCGGGGTATTTGGCGGCCCTGCGCTGGAGTTGGCGGACAACTCGGTGACGGCTGCGAAGTCGGCTTCGCCAGCGGCTCGCATCGCCTTGATGCGGTGCGGTGACGTGCTGTCAAAG